GGTGCAGGTCCTATGGATCGCACACTTGCAACACAAGTACCAGCTGTTAATCGATGCGCTAATTTAATTAAAGGTGTTATAGGATATTTACCATTAGAGCTGTACAAAAAATCTACAGGCGAAGAATTAGCGAAGCCACTCTGGTGCGAACAACCAGATATCCGACAGCCACGATCCGTCACTATCTCGTGGACTGTCGATAGCCTTATATTCTATGGTGTTGCATATTGGCGTGTTACAGAAGTTTATGCAGATGATTTAAGACCAGCACGTTTTGAATGGGTAAATAACACACGAGTAGTTGCACAATTAAATCCATTAGGTACAGAAGTTTTGTATTACACAATTGATAATGAAAAAGTACCGATGGTTGGTGTTGGTTCATTAGTTACATTTCAAGGATTAACACAAGGCGTATTACAAACTGCAGGTCGCACAATACAAAGCGCATTAGATATAGAAAAGGCTGCAGCTATAGCATCACAAACACCTATGGCAACAGGATTTCTAAAAAATACTGGTGCAGATATGCCAGAAGCGCAAGTACAAGGATTATTAGCAGCTTGGAAGCAAGCACGTCAAAATAGAAGCACAGCATATTTAACTAGCACATTATCTTATGAGACTGTTGGATTCAGTCCTAAGGATATGATGTATAACGAAGCATCACAATATCTTGCAACACAAATTGCCCGGGCCATGAACGTACCTGCCTATTACATTTCTGCAGATATGAATAACAGCATGACTTACCAAAACATTATCGATGGCCGTAAAGAGTTCGTTGCCTATTCACTGCAACCATATATTTGTGCTATTGAAGATCGCCTGAGCATGAACGATATAACTGCTAACGGCCATATTGTGCGTTTTAACATTAGTGAAACATTCTTGCGATCAGATGACAAGGCAAGACTAGAGACCATCGAAAAGATGCTATCACTAGGACTTATTGACATCGAGCAAGCCAAAGAAATGGAAGATCTAACACCCAACGGAAATGAAAGTGGCGATGCTGAGTACATTAACAGCGCTAAAGGAGAAAATACATGAGCGATATACAACAAGCCAATATACCTGCTAGCACTGTAACGCTATTAGCGTCAGCTGCTCGTACTGCAACAATTACCGGCACAGCCGTTAAAGGTCTATCTGCAGCAAGACTATTAGTAATGCAATTAGACGTTACAGCAGCTAGTGGCACATTACCTACATTAGATGTAGTAGTACAAGACACAGTAGATGGCACTAACTGGAATACTATTGCAACATTTACGCAAGCAACAGCAGTTACACGAGAAGTAATTAGATTAACTACTGCATTTACCGATCAATTAAGAGTAGTTGGCACAATCGGTGGCACTACCCCATCATTTACGTTTGCAGTATTAACATGGGCGGATTCAAATTGATTCTTACATTTAGCAGTCAAATTGAAAGCGCTGATGGTGAGCGCAGAATCATTGCTGGCAAAATTGTGCCATTCGAAACAGTCGGTAATACAAGCGTTGGTAAAGTTGTCTTTGCTAAAGGATCAATCGATGTAGGAGATCCAGGCAAGATCAAAATGCTTATGCAACATAAAAATGACAGACCTATTGGTCGCATGCAAAAATTTAATGAAGAACAAGATGGTATTTATGCTAGCTTTAAGATCAGCGCAAGCATGCAAGGATCAGATGCTTTGATGCTGGCAAGTGAGCAGTTAATTGATGGCTTATCTGTTGGTGTAGATGTACTTAAATCATCACAGAAAAAAGATTACATTTATGTAACTAAAGCAACCCTTAAAGAAGTAAGCCTGGTTGAATCACCAGCATTCACAGAAGCACAAGTAACTAAAGTTGCCGCTAGCGAAGGCGAAGCGGATGCAACAAATCAACCAACTACGGAAAGTGAGGCACAAGTGGACAACACCACCGAGCCAACAGCAGTACCAGTGGTAGAGGTTGCTCCAGTAGAGGCCGCACGCCCAACAATTAGTGCATCCTTCTACACAGAGCCTCGCTCACCAATCAGAACACAAGCACACATGCTTGAACACAGCATCAAAGCAAAATTAGGTAATCACGAATCAGCAACATGGGTAATGAAAGCAGAAGCAGACGTAGCAAAGTACCTAACTGCTGCAGATGATTCATTTACTACTAACCCTGCATTTAGTCCAACACAGTTTGTGCCTACAGTAGTAGATACCCTTATTGGATCTAGACCGGCAGTGGATGCGATCGGGTCACGGGCCTTGCCTGCCGCTGGCATGACAATTTCAGTTCCAAAGATCACTACTTCAGGTACAGTTGCAGAAACAGCAGAAGCAGCAGCACCTTCAGAGACAGGTATCGTATCTTCATACGTAAACCTAACTGTTAAGAAGTATGCTGGACTACAACGCTACAGCTTAGAAATTCTAGAAAGATCTTCACCAGAATTCTTTGCAGCCATGATTGACAACATGACACGTGCCTATAACAAAGCAACAGATGCAGCAGTAATTGCAGCATTGACTGCAGGCGGTACACAAGCTACTGGAGTTGCAGCAGATTCAGCAGGAATTATTTCCTACGTATCAACACAAGCACCAGCCGCTTACCTTGCAACAGGTGAGTTAGCAACACGTTACATCGCTGGTACTTCACAGTGGTCATTACTATTAGGCGCAACCGATACAACTGGTCGACCAATTTACAACGCTGCTAATCCAATGAACAATGCAGGAGTATCTGCACCAACTTCACTACGTGGAAACGTACTTGGCTTAGATCTATACGTAGATCCAAACGCAGTATCTACAACTATTGATGAGTCAGCATTTATTGTTGTACCTTCATCAGTATCAATTTACGAATCACCAATCCTACGACTATCTGTAAATCAGCCAGCAACTGGCGAAATTGAAACAGCACTATATGGCTACATGGCCGTTGGTGTATTGGTCGCTGGTGGCGTTCGCCGCTTCAACCTAAGCTAATAACTTAGTAATTTAATAATCCTCTGGGGTTTAGTAGCCCTAGCCCCAGGGGAGCTTTTTTAGAAAGGACACTATGGCCGCTGCAATGGTAACAATGGCAGAGTTACGCAGTAATTTAGGTATTGGCACTTTATACAGTGATGCTACAGTGGAAGAGTGCTGCCAATCGGCAGAAGATTTAATACAAGGTTATTTATGGCATAACGATGCCCCAGTAGTGGCTTCATCTATCAGCAATAACGTAGCAACTTTAGTGTTATCAAATCCTGGCATATTTACTACAGGTCAATCAATAACAGTGTCTAATTGTGGTGCAACATATAACGGCACATACACATTAACAGGATCATTCCCAGGTACTACAGTGCCCGCTTCAATCGGCACAATGTTTTGGAGTACATACGCATTAAGTTCATACCCTAACGGCTACAGCTTTATACAATACGCAAAGACAGCTGCGGATGACAACTTTCATTTTATTAAACCATACGGCCGAGCCCTTGGCCCAGAGCATAAAGCACAGGCTTACACTGCGACCCCTGCCATCAGAGAGGCTGCGATGATCGTAGCTGTAGACATCTGGCAAGCACGTCAAGTTAGCCAGACTGGTGGGGTAGGTATGGATGGGATCTCTGCAAGCCCATATCGGATGGGTTATCAGCTGATCAACAGAGTGCGTGGTCTCATCCAGCCGTATTCAAGTCCTAACTCACTGGTAGGCTAATGGCTGCAATAAGCACCCTACGTGGCACGCTAGCAACCGCTTTGGCAAACGCTGGAGTATGGTCTACCTTCAGTTTCCCACCTGCAACCTTACTTGCTAATAGCGTGGTCGTAACACCTAGCGATCCTTATATTGTGCCAAGCAATAACAGCCAAACAAGCATTGCACCCTTGGCTAATTTTAAGATTTTAATAACTACACCTGCATTTGACAATCAAGGCAACTTGCTAGGTATGGAAAACTTTATTGTGGCAGTCGTAACTAAACTAGCGGCATCGACCCTGGTTTACAACATATCAAGTGTCTCCGCTCCAGCTATAACTAATGCAGCTAGTGGAGATTTATTAACATCAGAAATAACTGTATCAATCCTAACGAGCTGGAGTTAAAATGAGTACACACGAAGAAGACTTAGCCTTCTTGAAGAAGACAGGCCAAATTGCAAGCGCACCAAAACCAACTGCACAAACTAAGAAAGACGAGGAATAACAATGGCAATCTATTTAAATAATAACGTAGGTGTTAAGTTGGCTACCAATGCGGCCCCTACAGTACCTTCAATCGACATTAGCTCATACGTGACTAATGCTGTAATTAACCAGATCGTAGATGAGTTAGAAGTAACAGCGATGGGCGATACCGCACATAAGTTTGTTGCAGGTTTACAATCAGCAACATTTACTATTGACTTTATCAATGACTGGGCAGCTAGTCAGGTGAACGAGACACTAAGCGCAGCATTTGGCAAGACCCTAGCAGTATCAGTAATCACTGTTAAAGGTACTGCCGTAGCAGCTACAAATCCAACTTACCAATTCTCAATCTTGGTGAATAACCTAACCCCAATCGGTCAAGGTGGCGTGGCTGAAGTTGCAACATCAAGCATCTCCTTTACAGTAAACTCCGCAGTAACAGTGTCCCCATCGGTGGCATTTTAATTAAGGAGTAATAATGGCAAAGCTAAAGATAACAAGGGCTAATGGTGAAGTATCTGAACACAAGATCACGCCAGGTGTTGAGTACGCTTTCGAATTAAAGTACGGATCAGGAATTAGCAAGGTCTTGCGTGAGCATGAACGTCAAACAGAGATATTCTGGCTGGCTTATGAATGCTTACGCAGGGCTGGCGCACAGATACCTTTATGGGGATCAGAGTTCATAGACACTTTAGATACTGTTGAGGTATTAGACGAAGAAAAAAAATAACTGAGCGGAATTCTATTGCTTACACTATTGCGCAATTAGCAGTAGAGACTGGAATACCGCCTAGCGAGTTTATTGATATGGATACAGAAATGTATCTAGCAATAATCCAGGTATTGACAGACAGAGCTAAGGAGATCAAAAATGCCAGTCGTGGTAAACGGCGTTAAGCAACTCCAGAAGGCTATGCGAGAAGTTGAACCTGAACTTAACAAACAGATGTCTAAAGATATTAAGACCGCCATGCTTATCGTTCGAGATAAAGCACGTGGATATCTACCTCAGCAAAATGATGTATTAAGTGGCTGGGGTAAAGGCACTGCATCAGCTGACACAATTAAATACAGGGCATTCCCAGCCTATGATTATTCTCTAGCTAAAAGTCTTATCAAATACAATGCTGGCACAAACAGTCGTAATCGATCAGGTTATAGAGCTGCATTTTACGTAGCAAACATATCAGCACCTGGCGCAATCTTTGAAACTGCTGGCCGAAAGAATCGCAGAGGGGCATCTAATTCAGAAAGCCTTAATCCTAATGCCGGCATACAGTTTATAGAATCTGCCGAATCTATCAGCCAGATGAAAGGCGAGAACAAACAAAAAGGCCGCCTAATTTATAGGGCTTGGTTTGAAGAATCCGCCAAGGTTATTCCAGCCGTGGTCAAGGCTATTAACACAGTAGCCACAGACTTTAACATTAAAACACAAATAGGTAAGGCAGCATAGTGGCCAATTTAATTGTAAGCGCAGTCAGCACCTTTGATAATAAAGGACTTAAAAAAGGCCAGAAGGAAATTGGTGCGTTTGATAAAACGCTTAAAAGCTTAGGCAAAACTTTCGTAGGTGTGTTTGGTGCTCAAAAATTATTGCAGTTTAGCAAGAACGCTGTTAATGCCTTTATGGCTGATGAGAAGGCTGCCAAGGCTTTAGAATTACAACTAAAGAATACTGGCTTTGCATTTAGCGCACCAGCGGTTGAGTACTACATAGGCAACTTACAGAAGGCTACTGGCGTATTAGATGATGAACTGCGCCCAGCATTCCAACAATTATTAACAGTTACTGGATCTGTTACACAAAGCCAAGATGCTTTAGCCACTGCTCTAAATATCAGCGCAGCTACAGGCAAGTCAGTACAAGAAGTCAGCTCAGCGCTAACACGTGCATATTCTGGCAACACTACAGGTCTGAGCAGATTAGGTGCAGGAATAAGCAAGGCCACGTTAAAGACTGGCAACATGGAAAAGATTATGGCCGAACTTAATCAAAAGTTTGCAGGCCAATCAGCAGCTAGGTTAGATACCTATGCTGGAAAGATGGATATATTAAAAGTATCTGCAGAAAACGCTAGTGAGATTATTGGTAAAGGTTTATTAGATTCTTTACAAGTTTTAGCTAAAGATAATTCCATAGAAAACGCTGGCAGCGCTATGGAGGATCTTGCTACAGATATTGCCAACGCAACTTACGGCATGGCTTTGCTTATTGCCAAAACCAAAGAGTTTTTAAACTTACAAGGTACAAGCAAAAATCTAGGTGGGCCATTAAGTTTTATACCTATTGTTGGGCCATTACTTGAAAGTGCAGCAAAATATGGTGCCACTGAATCTGCTAAACCTAAATCTAATTTTAGTTATTCGTTAGGCGCTAGTGCCACCAAAGATATTGAGCGAGCAAACAAATTATTAAAAGAGAAAAACAAATTAGAAGCAGATGCAATAGCAAAATTAAAGGCTAAATCAGAGGTAGATAAACTGAAAGATAAGTTTGATTTAGAGCGCATAGGATTAACCCTGGCGCTTAACCAGGCAACCGATGAAGAAACTAAATTACGTTTAAGAGCGCAACTGGCAATCTTAGACAATAATGAAGCGTTGGCTAAAAAATTAAATGCTGAACTAGGCGCTAAAGCATCTATTGATGCACTAGCCACAGCTGCAGGTATGGCCGCTAGTGCGCTTACAAATTTTGGCCCTGCCCTGTTTAACGCTTTAGGTGAGATGACTGGCCGAGGCCGTAATCAAATAGCACCAGATGAGTTTGCCAGACTGCCACAAGGCACAACTAATCAACAGGCTACCGCTGCAGCAACTGTGCAACCCACAGCCACAGTAGTTGTAAACGCAGGCACTATAGTTACCGATCAGCAATTAGAAGCTGTTATCCAAAAAAACGTATTGCAGTTATTAAAGTCAGGCAATAAATTGCTACCAGCGGGATCTCTTACAAACTAATGGCCGTACCAACGATCAATGCTGTAATTAACTTCTCTACTGGGCCAAGTTTTGCTCAAGCAATGATTTTAGGTACTGGCATATTAGATGTGAACATATTAGGAGATTCTGCAGCCTTTATTGTTGATGTATCAGATCAGATTAACTACATACAAACTAGCAGAGGCCGTAATGCTTTAGTAGATCAATTTCAAACAGGCGCACTCACTTTGAGAATTGTAGATCAAAATGGAGATTTTAACCCGACTAATCCATCAGGGCCATATTACGAATTGCTTACACCAATGAAAAAGGTGCAAATCTCTGCTACTTATGGCGCTACTACTTATAGCCTATTCTCAGGGTTTATCACTTCATATGTTAATACGCAACCAAAGGATGCAACAGAGGTTGCTTACACAACGATACAAGCTGTAGATGCTTTTAGACTTGCTCAGAACGCTCAGGTATCCACAGTTACAGGCGCTAGCGCTGGCAACTTATCAGGCACAAGAATCAACCAGATATTAGATCAGATTGACTGGCCAGCAACTATGCGTGATGTTGATGCAGGATTAACCACAATGCAAGCCGACCCTGGCACGGCTCGCACTTCCCTAGATGCAATGACTACTGTAGCGACATCCGAATATGGCGCACTATATGTAAACACAGATGGCGAGTTTGTATTTCAAGATAGAGCTGTAACTGCAGGATCAATCGGTGGCACAGTAACTACATTTAACGATGATGGCACAGGTATTGCATATGCCAACGCTATGTGGAAATTAGATGATGACTTAATTTTTAACTCTGCTCAAATTAGCCGTACAGGTGGATCACCACAGACGGCCATTAACCAGGCATCTATTGACAAATACTTTATTCACTCATATAACCTGCAGGATCTACTAATGCAGACCGATGCTGTAGCTCTAGATTATGCCCGGGCCTATGTTGCTAGCCGTGCCGAGACACAGGTTAGATGCGATGGCATCGAGTTAGATTTATACACAGACAATTACAACTCAGGCATTATTGCAGCCTTAGAGTTAGATTTCTTTGATCCAATTAGAATTGTTACTACTCAGCCAGGTGGATCTACTCTAGATAACACCTTGCAGATTTTTGGAGTGGCTACAACAATCACACCGAACAGCTTTAGGGTCTTCTTTACTACATTAGAGCCAGTAATAGACGCCCTGATACTCAACAATACTACTGGATATGGCACTTTAGACTATAATGTGCTCAGTTACTAAGGAGAAATAATGGCCGCTGGATTAGGATTTAAGGACTTTGTTACAGGCGAGGTATTGACCGCTGCCGATGTTGATGGCTACTTAATGCAAGGCGTGTGGGTATTTGCCAGTGCCGCTGCTAGAGATGCAGCTGTAACATCACCACAAGAAGGTAATTTTGCGTATCTTAAAGATACAAACGTAACTACTTATTACACAGGCAGCGCTTGGGCAAACCTAGACACGACAGGTATGACTAACCCAATGACTACTACTGGTGACACTATTTATTCATCAAGTGGATCAACACCTGCAAGATTAGGTATTGGCTCAACTGGTCAAGTATTAACTGTTGCTGCTGGTGTGCCATCTTGGGCTACACCTGCTGGTGGTTCAACATTTGTTGGAGCATCCGCTTACAAAAGTGCAACACAATCAATTAGCAATAACACTTGGACAGCATTAACTTTTGATTCAGAAAATTTTGATACTAATACATTCCACGATAACTCATCTAACACATCAAGATTTACTGTTCCTGCTGGCAAAGGCGGTTATTATTTAATTACGGGAAATGTTGTTTTTGCTGGTAATTCAACAGGTGTAAGAAACACAGGAATTTATAAAAATGGGGCAGCATTTGTTTATACTGGTGGAGCATACACATCTCCAGCGAATGACCAAAGATTAAATTTTAGTTATGTAATGTCTTTGGTCGCAACAGATTATGTTGAGTGTTATGCCTTACAAACATCTGGAGGAAACTTAAACATTCAATCATCACAAGACAGCACAACTTTCAGCGTGAGTTTCTTAGGAGCATAAAATGAGTTTATTTGATGAAATAATTGCAGTTTATCCTGAATTAACAACAGGGGATTTTTTGCCTAACGGAGTAATTGTATTGCGTAATGACAGCGATGGCGTTGGCGATTACATTGAAAAATGGGAATACAGCCAACCAATTCCTGAAGGGCTTACACTAGGTAAACCTGCAGCATAATGAATCCAAAATTATGTGCAGCTGGTGTGCAGTTAAGAGATCAAGTTGATACGTGGTTTCCAGATAGGCGTACTGCCAGTGATGGGTGGGTGGGCGATAGCCGTCACTCCGCCAGAAAATCGGATCATAATCCAGACCAGTTCGGATATGTACGAGCAATTGATATTGATTCTGGGCTGGAGCCATCCGATGGGCTCGCACCTTATTTGGCTGACCAAATCAGAATCGCAGCCAAGTCGGATCCACGCATATCATACGTCATCTTTAACAGGCGAATATGCTCGAAGATATTAAATTGGAAATGGCGTAAATACAAAGGCATTAACCCACACACAAAACATATACATATCAGCTTTACAACACTAGGCGATCTAAATGGCACAGCGTTCGACATACCACTAATAGGGGGCAAGATATGAAAATAAGCAAGAAGCAAAAAACAATACTAAAATCATACTTCAGAGGTGTGCTGGTATCGCTACTAACATTCTTAGCAAGTAATGAATTAGGTTTAGATCCTGCCTTGTCTGTGATTGTTGCAGCTTTAGCAGGTCCAGCAGCTAGGGCTTTAGATAAATCCGACAGTGCTTATGGCATCGGTGCTAATGAAGCATGACACCTACAGAATGGGCTGGCTTTGGCGCTGGCGTTATGGCCGTGCTATCAGGCGGGCTAGTCGGATTACGTTTTCTAGTTAGAGGCTGGCTAAATGAGTTACGCCCTAATGGTGGCTCTAGTATGAAGGATCAATTAACACGATTAGAGAAGCGTGTCGATGATCTCTTTATCTTAATTAGTAAGTCATAATTTTAATATGGCTAGCACTCGTAAACGAAAGAAGATTAACAGGCGTGTGGTACGTAAATCACCAGACCCTTTATCTAAGCTAGAAGTGTTTTATATTGCTAAGCATGAGATGTTTAAAGCTGCACGTAAGGCTGGATTCTCAGAATCTGTATGCCTGTATTTAATGGATAGTCCATCATCAATGCCCGACTGGGTAGTAGGCGACAATGGCATTATCCCAACTATTCCTACTCCAGACGAGGATGACGATTAAGCGCTACTTAGTTATCAGTGATTTACAAGTGCCGTTTCATCATGAAGCAGCTGTAAAAAATGTAATTAAGTTAGCCAGGCGGGAGAAGTTTGATTCAGTATTGGTGGTTGGGGATGAAATTGACTTTAACACAATTAGTAAATGGGCTGAAGGCACACCTCTGGCTTATCGGCAAACCATTCACGATGATCGGGAACTTACTAAGTCGATACTGTGGGATCTCAGTGAGTACAGCCGAGAGTGTCATATTATCCGCAGTAATCATACTGATCGCTTATATAACACTTTGCTTAAGGTGCCTGGTTTAATCAATTTACCTGAATTACAATACCCAGCCTTTATGGGATTCAAAGATATGGGCATGGAGTATCACAAAACTGCCTATGAATTTCACCCAGGCTGGATGCTCGCCCATGGCGATGAAGGAAACATGTCTCAGCACGCAGGTATCACAGCTCTTAATCTGGCTAAAAAATGGGGTAAATCTGTACTGTGTGGCCACACCCATAGATTAGGCATGAGTGCCTATGCAGAGGGCGTAGGAAGCCATTACAGGGCCTTATATGGCGTTGAGGTAGGTAATCTTATGGACCGCAAAAAAGCCTCTTATTTACGCTATGGAAGCGCTAATTGGCAGATGGGTATTGCTATACTTGAAACCATAGGTAAGACCCTGACACCAACCCTGGTGCCAATAAACAAGGATGGCTCATTTACAGCATTAGGCAAACACTATGGGGCTTAATACAGAGTACGAAGAGCGCACTATCGATGACCATATCGATGACCTCGAAGATATTAACGTTATCTAATCGTTATAAACAAAACAGTCTAAATCATCCACAAAGTCATACACAGGTGTCACACTATTGCCATGCCACAAAGTATGTGAGCATAGATAGGGCTACAAAATGACACTTGAAATGGCTATATATTTATTTATTGGTACAAGTATTGGATGGTTGCTGTTGGCAACGCACATAGATGACCTAAAGCAAACTCATTATTGGCGAGGCCGTAAAGATGGCTGGGATATGCACCGCAGAATGATTCAAAACAAAGTAAAGTCAGATGAGGTATTTGACTATGACAAAAACTGAGAAGCTGCTAGCCGATGTTGTCGATTTGGTCCATACAAGGGGAACGATCTATGGTCACCCTTACACAAACCATAAAAGGATCAGTGAACTGTGGTCGGCATACCTCGACCATCCAATTACACCTAGTCAAGTCGCATTATGTATGGCGCTGCTCAAGGTTTCTAGGCTTAGTGAATCTCCAAGCCATGAAGACAGTGTCAAGGATGCACTTGCTTACATTTCAATATACCAGACAGTCCTTGATGCAGAAGCCGACATTAACTTCACGTGGGGGAATGACTAATGGCATTTAATTTAGCAGATTACGAAACAGTCGAGAGCCGACTAGAAAAGTTTTGGAAGGAGTATCCAGATGGAAGATTATCAACAAAGATTGAGCAGGCCACAGACACTAGATACATTATTAGTGCTCAATTATTTAAGACAGAAGCCGATGCACAGCCGTGGGCGACTGGCCTTGCTAGTGAGAGCGTGTCTGATCGGGGTGTCAATTCAACTTCTGCACTGGAGAATGCAGAGACTTCAGCAATCGGCAGAGCGCTTGCAAACGCAGGTTATGCAGCTAAGGGCAAAAGGGCTAGCCGAGAAGAAATGACAAAGGTTGCAAGTTATTCACCACCAGGCACAAGGGCTAGAGCTGTAGAAGATGTGCTACGTCAATCATTCGCAGAAGATAAGCCAACTGTATGGAGTGTTGGCGATGCAATAGAAGCAATACCGGTCAATCCTAAAGCACAAGAATGTAAACATGGCACAATGATTCTTAAAGAAGGCACAGCCAAAACTGGTAAGCCTTATCATGGTTATGTATGTAGTGCAGCAAAGCCTGATCAATGTGATGCTAAATGGGCAAAGATTACAGCTGCAGGATCTTGGTTCTTTCCTAGCGATAGCGAGGGAGGTGAGTAAATGGGATATGTAGAGATTCTAAGAGGCGGACCTTACCTGGAACGCATAGAGAACGACCAGGTAAAGTTTGTGCCTTCTACCGATGTTTGTGTAGCTTGTAATGACGACAGGCTTATAACTTCAGGTAATTTCTTAGTTTGTACTCAGTGCCACTGTAGGCAATAAGGATATTATCATGAAACATGCACAATTCAAATGTAATGGTTGTAGTCGCAAGACCGAGTTTCTGTGGCTTGACCAGTTGGATATGCCCGAAGGATTTAAGGCGTATCAATGTATGGATTGTGGCGCTGTCGGGGTCAAGAATATTGCAGAAGCAATAGGTTTACCTGACGATAGTGTATCTAGATGCACGCAGTGTGGTAGTTGGCAATTTTTAGGAAATGACTGCCACACCTGTGCTTTGATTGGAGCAAAATAATGCCAACATATGAATACAGCTGTAATGAATGCGGCACCTATGGATCAGTACATAAATCTTATGATGATGAGTTTGGGCCTATGTCTTGCCCTAAATGTAATTTACAAATGAGCAGGCTATATAGCGCACCTGGTTTAATATTTAAAGGTGGTGGATGGGGTGGCCAAAGATGAGCGAATCTACAGATATAAATTGGGCTTATCAGAATGCGTTGCGTAAGCAGTGGCTTATAGATAATCCTGATTCACAGTACATAGGTTGGATGTCAATATGACAGGTGGCTGGGATGAGACTTGGATTGACACAGATGATTTACGTATTGTGACTTGCCGTCTGACCTGCGGTTATGCTGATTGATTTGACAGGGCATGCTACCCTGAACAAAAAGCGTTCGATATTAAATCGAAAAGCTGAGCCGCCACAGGCTAGGCTCGGGAGGCGCAGAGTTTGGGCCACCCTATTGCTAATTGCATTAAGCAGTTGCTTTTTACAAGATTATTCCGTTGCTAATGACAAAACAAATCATTACAGACAATGGGCATTTATACAGCTTAATGATTTAGAAGAGTTCTATTGTTTAGATTACTTGTATTACAGAGAATCTAGGTGGAATCCCAATGCACGTAATGGCTCACATTATGGAATACCACAAGGTAGATCTAAATGGTTGGCTACTGTTGATGGTTATAAGCAAGTAGAGTGGGGTATCAAATACATAAACAATAGATATGGATCTATGTGTAAAGCATTAGAGCATTACAAACTTAAAGGATGGCATTGAGTAACAAAGCGATAGGCAGTGGTAAGTGGAAGAAGCTACGCATTACCATATTAGATCGTGATGGCTGGCAGTGTGCTTCCTGTGGCAGGCCAGCGCACACAGTAGATCACATAATTCCACGTGTTAAGGGTGGCGATATGTGGAGCCCAGATAATTTACAATCTATGTGCAAATCATGTAACAGCGCTAAAGGTGGTCGTTTTTTTAGCCACAAGGCGACCCCCCCTGTCTTTCCTGACTCTTCTCTCCCTGAGACGATCCGAACAGTGCCAGATTCACCATTTATTAAACCTGATACGCTTAACTTCGATGCAGAATGATGCGGAAGTAAAACAGACGACACGAGGGGTCGGGCTAATTGGCAGCACTGAGCCTAGAATTCACACGCCTTTACTAAAAGGTTTATCTAAATCACAAGAAGTAGCCGATCTAGCTGTAAAAATAGGCATGCCGTTGATTCCCTGGCAACGCTGGGTGCTAGATGATTTATTGACTATTGATGATGAGCAGATGTGGGTTAAGCGATCTGGGTTAATTCTTGTAAGCCGACAATCAGGAAAGACCCACCTGGCCAGAATGCTGATTTTGTCTCATTTATTTCTGTGGGGCAGCAAGAACGTTTTAGGCATGTCATCTAACCGAAATATGGCATTAGATACTTTTAGAAATGTTGCTTACACAATAGAAGACAATCAATTCTTAAAAGATCAGGTACGACAGATCCGCCTGGCTAACGGGCAAGAATCTATAACTCTACTTAATGGGGCTAGGTATGAGATAGCAGCAGCTACTAGAGATGCGCCTCGTGGTAAGACTGCAGATTTCTTGTACTTAGATGAATTACGTGAATGGTCAGAAGAAGCATTTACAGCTGCATTACCTGTTACACGTGCTAGACCTAATTCAATGACCTTAATGACAAGTAATGCTGGTGATGGGTTTAGCACAGTGTTAAATGATTTGCGGGAGCGCTCTTTATCTTATCCGCCCGTGACTTTAGGTTATTACGAATGGTCCGCACCACAGCACTGTAAAATACATGATCGCAAAGCCTGGGCTATGGCCAATCCAGCATTAGGATATTTTGTAACTGAGGAAACCCTGGAAGAAGCTGTAAACACAAATAGCGTAGAAGCTACACGTACCGAGATGTTATGCCAGTGGATAGATAGCGCAGTCAGCCCTTGGGTGTATGGATCTATTGAAGCTTGTAGTGATAGCACACTAGAAATCCCTGTCGGGCCAATGACTATAATGGCCTTTGATATTGCACCTACTAGAAGATCAGGTGCTTTAATTATGGGCCAAATGAAAGACGGCAAAATAGCAGTCGGACTTGCACAGCTTTGGCATAGCGATATAGCAATCGATGAAATTAAAATGTCAAGTGATATAAATGAATGGGCCAAGAAATATCACCCACACATAATCTGTTATGACAAATACGCAACGCAGTCAATAGCGACACGATTAGAGCAAAGCGGATGGCGCATGCAAGATGTATCAGGCCAAGCGTTCTACCAGGCATGCTCTGATCTATCCGATGCTATGGCTAATGGAAGAATGGTGCATAGTGGTCAGGCAGACCTAGTACAACACTTAAATAACTGTGCGGCTAAGACTAGCGATGCAGGCTGGCGTATTATTAGGCGTAAATCTGCTGGAGATGTTACAGCTGCTATATCACTGGCTATGGTTGTAAGTCAATTAAATAGACCGCAACAAACCGCACAAATCTTTGTGTAATTTGCACCATTAGTCCGATTTATGGTATAAAGTATACATATGGGTCTATTGTCTGCTTTGGGTATAACCAAAAAAACTGAAAATCTACAAGCGCAATACGCCCCTGCCGTTATGGGCGATAGCCTAATAGGTTTTGGTTACAACACATTTGGTGCAGGTCCTATGGATCGCACACTTGCAACACAAGTACCAGCTGTTAATCGATGCGCTAATTTAATTAAAGGTGTTATAGGATATTTACCATTAGAGCTGTACAAAAAATCTACAGGCGAA